TCTAGGTCAACCTTAATTCCGTTTCTTTGACAGAATACGCAGGATCGTACCGCTCTTTTAATCTGTTCCGTTGAGTATTTCATCAATATGCATATTTAAGAATGTTATTAAAATTGCAAAAACTATTGCAAACATCCCTAACCCAACAGATACGAGCCAAAGACCAAGAGTTAAGCCTATAAACATATTCATAAACTTAACTACCTTCCAAGTATTCTTTTTCATTTCGGTGTAAATTTAATAGGATGTGATATTTCGTTTCCATTAAAGTCTAATAGTTTGCCGTTCATTTCAAAGTGTACCTCCATGTGTTTATTCTTATAGTTCTGAATCAACAGCTTAATTTTCTCTTGAACATCTTCAATGGAGAGAAACTCTCCATATCCGATGTCTTGCCACTCTGTGAATTCGTTGAACTTATTGATAAACCTACGCTTCAGAATAAAGTTAGAATGGGAGGTCGTTGCTTTCTTTCTCGGCATACTGAGGTTTAGATTGATGTGCTTGCTTTTTCTCTATCACCATTGCTGGTTTACCATCAGACCAAAATACTTTGCCTGATCCTGTCCAAAACTTCTGCTTTTTAGCCTCTCTGTCCTCTTTTGTTTGAGATACATAGGATTGAACATTCTGTCCGTAATCGTTTGCCTCATCGCTCATAGAGATGGTCAATGAGACTCCTTTTAGACCCTTTGCTTTAACTGTGGTAAGTAGGGTTTCTAATGTTTCCTGCTTTAGGAAGATTTCTGATAAATTTGCCATTTTTTTAATTGTTTTTGGTTTGTCTTGTAATATTAACTTATTGATTTATTGGATTCAAGTAAATTTTGATATTTTTCATAGAAGTCAGCAAAGTTTTTTACTATCCAGTACTTTCCTTTTGCTTTTTCTATATTTTCCTGATAGATTTTTTGATATTCTGACTGCCTGTCTTTTCCTATCTTAACTTCTATTTTTACTGATAATCCTTCGATTGTTGCAGATATATCTGCTGATCCTTTGGTTGCCGTTGACTTACCCCAAGTCATAGAGCCGATGGTCTTGGTTCTGCCTAGCACATCGGTCACCTGCTTTCGGTTATCGATTGGTCTACCCATAGTATTGATTCGCTCTACCTGATAATCGCAGAGTTCTAAGAAATCAAGTATGCACCTAGTAAGTCCATTTGCTGTTTTATCTGTGTATTTAGGTAGTGCTGATTCTAATGCGTATAAAGGAACATTTGGTCGCTTTTTTATAGACTCATTTAGTTTCAGTTGTTTTAGAATGTCAAGTGGTTTCATCAGATGTGTCAATTTCATTTTTTTCAATAAGCTTTAATCTGTATTCATTCATTTTATTTCCTCTAACAAATCCAGTTACCAAACCTGTCTCCTTATGTTTTCGCCATAAAGATGCATCAGTCTTACCTACTGCTGGTTCTAAATATGTGTCTATAAATAGTTGAGGCCTTAAATATTTTCTCCACACATTTATTTTTCGCATCCTTCTTACTCCACCATCTAAAATCTGAATTACATTATAGCCCATTTCCTTCCAGAAATTATTTGCATCTAAGTCAAATCCACATCTCAAAGTTATACTTGATGAATAAGCATCTTTTGCATATTGCTCCATACAAATTGCAAGCATTTTACCATATAGTTTCCTTCTTGCATCGTATTCAATACAAACTTGATGACATTTAACATCACCTCCAGCTGCTCCTACATATAAATATCCAGCAGGCTCTCCGTTTAATAAACCAAGAAACAGCCTTCCATTTTCTTTCTCTCTTTCAAATACTTGCTTAGGATAAAATGATAAAGCCTCTGCATTTTTCTTTTGCAGCATATCAATGTAAATAAGCATTTGAGGGTGTTCTTTTACTACTACAAAATCATCCATATTTTTATTAGAAAGGCAAATCGAAAGCCTCTAAATGCAATATAGGAGTCTTATAATCTGTTCCAAACCTGCATAGATACTCAAATGCAAGAACCCTATTTGCTTCTCTCATCTTTAGCCAAATGCCTTGCGTGTAGGTCTTATTATAGTCCCCAGGTCTTGCTTCCATGTACTTATCCCAGAATACATCAAATGGGATTTCTGATACTTCGTCTAGTGCTTCAATCATTGTTCTAGGTTTTTAAATGTGATAGGATATTGACATAGGTAAGGCATTACCGATTCTAGCTTAGCAAACTTTATGTATGCACCATTGACATCAAGAGCCTTAATCTGATGTATTAAAATCTTTGGCTCTCCTTTTACTTGGTCAAATGAGTATCTGACAATCTCAAATGACCCTAACTCTTTTCCGTTAATTATCATTTCTTTAAGTGTTTAGTTATTAATCTGTACAAAATCCTGCTTGACATCCACTACCAGTTCCAAAAAAGAAGTCTTGTTGTAAACCGATAGTTTTTATTTGCTCATAAGTGATATTTGATTTGTAATTATATTTTGAATTAATTTCCATTTTGTTAAACCATTCCATTTTATTGTAATTATCATCATAATTTTTTCTAAGTTGCTGAACATCCTTCCAAAAGCAACCTACGCAATTTGAGTCATCTGGAAATTTAATGTTTTGACCCTGCCAAAATTTATAAACTGAATAATGAGTTATCTTATCGTAAACTAAAGGATAGTTTGCTACTCCCCAATTTACATCTGCCCATTTATTCCTTGTTCCTTTTTTGCCAATTACAATTTTTGTTTTTAATTCTCTTTCTTCTGGTGTTTGCTTTGCTCTTTCTTTTTCATCATATCTAATCCCAACATTTGAAAATACTTTTTCACCTTCTGAAATAATATTGTGATAAATATATTCTGCAATAGGTCTAATTTTCATATCAGTTGTGCAAAACCTTCTTGCCATATTTGGAACTGCGTTTCCATGCTTTTTAATTACCTTTTCAAAACTATTGCCTCCAACCCAAATGATTTCTTTTCCTATCAACTGCTCAAGGTCTCTCATAGCATACAAGGTTAGGTCACTTTCTGCCGTAGCAATAAAATCCTGTCCTAACTTTTCAGAAGCATATTTAACTATGCTCTGATCTTTAGGCTTGCAGTTTACGTCTTCAATTTGAACCAAAGCAAATATTTCGTAATCAGCAGGATAATGAACAGCCATGTAGCTAGAGGTTTTACCACCAGATAAACTATTGATAGTCATCATTTCTTTAAGTGTTTATAAATCGTTGTTCTACTAACATTAAGTAACTCTGCTAATTCAGAGCGGTTAAAATCAGGGATGGTCTTATGAATCATATCAATCTTCTTTTCTATGGACTCATTCTTCATCGAGCGAATAATCTCACTAAGCTCATTAGACTCCAAGCTACTGACCTTAATCTTTTTGGACATGGCAATGAAGTAGTTGCTCAACTTCTCTGCCTTGAGCAAACTTTCCTTAGTAACAAAGTCAAAGTCCTTCCCTGTCTCAAAAGAAGTCAAGGTATTAATCAGCATAGCAAATCTAGGAACATAAGCCTTCTGCTTACTCAACATCGACTTTACATATTCCGATATGTCATCAGAGTTCTGCAAGTCTGTGATGTTGTTAAATATCCTTTCCCACTCAATATCTGCTTGGCTATCGAATCGAATGATTCGACTCTCAATCTCACCAAACTTATTGTATTGCAAGACCTGAGTGCGAACTAGGTTATAGAACTGACTAATGTAAGCCTCATACCAATCCAATATCTCTTGGTCAATAGAGTTCTTATTGTAATGCTCAATCTCCTTATCGGGGTAACTTACAAGCAATCGGTCTAGGAATCCATTGTCTTTGTTTTCCATCGTTGAAATCTGAGAGAATATACCAGGCTGAATACCACCAAGTACAGGAATCAATGGGCTCTGCACAAAGCTACTCTTGGCTGTCTTCCGTGTCAGAATCGCTGCTTGGTTAGACCAACAAGACAACCAGAACTCGAGATCAGAACCAGGCTTATACTTGTTCATGTCCTTAATCCATCCGTTAAGCTCATCCTTAAATACAGCAATGCCTACTTGGTTTTCCTCGTGCAAATCCGCCAAGGCTTCAACGGTGATATCATTTACTATCAACTGCTTTCTCACAGGCTCCCTAACTTCCTCCACATCCTTCTTCTCCTTAGCGGTCAATCGCTCATACTCCTTGTACTTCTTGTACTCGTTTTGAAAGTGCTTAATCTCAAAGCTATTCTTCTTAGCAATCGGGAAAATGATGGCATTTATACTAGGAGTCTTACCTAGTCCTGCCTTACCAATCAAGCCAATCCAAATGTTGCAAGACTCTCTCCACCCTGTCTTTACCTCAACCTTACAAGCGTTACCAATGCAGAGCGACAGAAGCCAAAGCAAGCTACAACCCATGTAGTCAATAGAATGATTAAGCGTTTTCTGATTTAACAGAATATAACTCTGTATTGACTCAGGGAATACATCAATCGGGAATATCAAGTCTTCCTTTGGAATCTCAATCTTCTCAATCTCTACCTTTCGAATCTTTCGCTCTCCATAGCCTTCCTTGTACAACTCCTTAGCAGCAGCAGAGAAGTCCCCATTAAAGTACTTGTAAGCGTAGATACTAAACGGAGTCAGAGGTGTCTCATGAGGGTAAATCGTGGCCGTGGTGAAGAGATAACAGAGTCCAGTATCCTTGTATATAAATCCATGCAAAGCATCCTTAGAATTAGTTTTTCTTATCACTATGCGGTCGGTCAAATGCTTAACTGCGGTAAACTCATTTGCAATCAAGTCCAAGACTCTGTTTCTCTGATTGTAATCTTCCCAAGGGGTCAATCCACTATACTCTGTATTTTCCACCTTGACTTCCACCTTGGCTTCATCGTAGTGAAAGTATCGGCATAGGCTGAAGAGAATCTCTCTCTCCTCTTCAGTGATCTCTTGGATTTGCTCATAAGACATCTCAGATACTTGGTTGTCATAGATATAGATATACCCTCCTGTTCCCCTAGTTTCAATTAAGGCTTGAGAATGTCCCTTTAGCGTTGCAAGCTTTCTGTTACCTTCTACCTTAGAGCATCTATATATAATATGATAACCTGAGTTTATAGTCTTATATATAACAAACTTTCTATTAAAGTCATCAATATGATCAGATATAAAGGACACAAACTCACCCCAAAACTTCTTTCCATCTTGGATGGTTGGGAATACCTTTAAATCTACATCTATACACTCAACATTATAATAACCAGTGATAATACCGTACCCTTTGGTCTTGGATTCTAGCTTCTCTAATTCTGACTTTTCTATCTTTTTTGTCTGGTATTCCTTCCATAAAATCAGAGGCTTTTTACCCTCCGATATGGGCATTACGCTGAACCCTGAGTTCAGTAAATTGATTGCTCTTCCTAGCGTTACATTCATTTTCGTGTTTTACAAAGGTTTATAGAAAAATGGCATTTTTGGGCAAAAAAGTGTACACAAGTTTACACTTAGTTTACACCTAGTGTAAACCCCCCAAAACCGCCTATACTCTCTAGATTCGCAGATTTTAGGCCGTTTTTTGCCCTAGGTTTACAAGTTTACACTTTTTTTTAGAATATATTTTTTTTGACTAGGTGAAAATTTATTTTTTTTCAATTTTGTCAAAAAGTGTTCAAAGTGTTCACTTATTGCGATTGGAGCCAATGGAGGCCGATTTTGGTTTACACTTAGGTGTACACTTAGTGTAAACTAGTGTACACCCTCCTTCTTGGCTTTTCGCACCCAATGTGAGACTCTGTTGTAGTCTAAATTCAGCTCTTTTGCTATCTCGCAAGTCCTTCTGTTTTCCGCTACCATACGCTCTATTTGTCTAACTATTTTTATAGATAAACCCTGAACTCGCCTGTGGTCTGTGAGTTTTAGAATTTCACATAGATGATGGTATTTTACACCAGTCATATACATAATTTCTTTGTATGGTACACCTTTCTTATATAGTTCTAGAACCTGATCCGCAGACTTGAGGTGAGAGCAAGTGTTCTTTGCTCTCTCGTTGGTCAACAGATACTCCTTGTATATATAATTATTTACTAGGTGCTTACTAATATTCATAATAGTAGCTATATTCTTATTCATTACTTTAAGTTTATATAGCCTAACTATCTCGTCTTTCTGTTCTTGGGTTAGTGATGTCATACCGCCATTCCGTTTAAATACTCTCTGCATTCCAATATCTTAGCCTTAGACATCTCAATTACTTGGGGATCATACTCGATGTCAAACTCCTTGATTCTGTACTTATCTTCCACATGGGAGTAGCTTACTGGTTCTTCGTAAGTCAAGAACTCTGGAGTGTCCTGGAGGGTGTACACCAACTTAGCCTTTTTTAAGCCCGTCAGGTGCATGTAAACCTGAAGTTGATAGTAGTACCCCATGTCAGGGGAATCGTCAAACAGAGGGAAAGTAAAGCAGTCCCACGAGGTTTTAAAGTCATAGACTATACCCTCGTGAAAACAATCGGGAGTACCTGTGAAAAAATCATCCTCGAAGTGGTCAAGGTTCTTTATCATGAAGTCCTTATTCATAGCTACCGAGTAAAACTCGATAGCCGTATCTTCTAGTGCCAATCCCTTCTGGATGTATTTACTTTTAATCTGCTTCTTTACTCCGTAAATCTGCTCCTTGTACCAATCTTCTAGGTAGCTTTTAGTTGTCTGAGACAAAGTTTCTGTTTTACTCCGTGCGTTGGTCATTAAATGTCCAAGGGCACTTGCTCTGCATTTAAAGTTCATGATAATAGAAGTTTTTCGTTTTGTGCTGTAAGAATATAAACCGACTTAATTTGCTCTAATGTTACCTTGCCATTGGCTAAAGAATCCTTTGCTCCGTTCCACTTCACATGGGATGGAGTTAACTCCTCTTTTTTACCACCATGATCGTTGGTAGAATCGGGGTCTTTTGTATCGTCAATTAAAAAGAGCCCATTCAATGCATACTTACGGGCATAGGAGGAGGAGCTACCAAAACTCTGAGCCACATCCATACCCTTGCGGTTGATGTCAATACCTGCCTGAGCAGTTACTGCTCTGCCTTCGGTTCTACCTTCTTTGTCTACCTGGATTGCAGCGGTAGCTTCTATGAAGACAAGACCGCCTACTTCTTTGACCTCATCTTCAATAGTCAAGGTACATTCATACTTAAATAGCAAAGGCTTTACTGCCTCAAGGATATCCTCTACGGATCGGTACTTGTACTTGCCAAAGGCATTAAACTGGTTCTTTGGAGCTTTAAGCTCCGACTGGATTGCAATTAGTTCTTTCATCGTTTTAAGTGTTTATATTTTTCTAGTGTTTTAATCTCTGCGTATCGGAAGTTGAACTGATCCCAATACATCTCGAAGGTTTTAAGAATCTCTCTTTTTTCACTATGGAGTAGTTCCCCAAAGTTGTTAAGTATCCATTTGTTAATTGCTTCCTCTACCATTGTTTATCCAGTTAGTTGATACAAATAGAACCCATTGGTTGCCTAATCTCTTAGGCGGATAAACCCATTCTTCAGGCCATACACCAGAACGAATGATTTGGTGAACTCGTGTAGATTTTTCGGTAAAGCCCCGTAGTACACCGTACTCGGTAGCAGTCATCATTTCGTAAAGCATAGTCTTACATTGGCTTCTAGTTGTTCAACAATAAAAGGATCAAGGATGGCACAGATAACCCGATAGTGGTTAGTAAACCGCTCGTTGAGGTCATCGTACAATTCTAGGGTGAGAGACTTACCATTACCGAAGTAAAGGTCTAGGACAATGCCTTCGTTGGTGAAGGATTCAAGCTCCAGGCTAAAGCCTGATTGCTCAAGGGTAAAGTGGTGATCTTTTAACATGATTGTGATTGTTTAGTGTGATGTAAAGGTACAAGAGTCTGCACAACAAATGCAAGTGAATTGTCAAAATTATTTTTGTTTTACACTAAGGGTAATTTTCTGGTCTGAATGGTTTTGTTTTACACTAAGGGTTTTGTTTTACACTACGGTACTTTCCATTCTGTTTTACACTATGGCTATTTTTGCGCCATGTTTTACACTATGGGTCAAACCGCCATGTTTTACACTATGGCCTATATCTCTGACTATGTCTCTACCTATATCTCTGCAAATGCAAAGATAGGTCAATCCATATTCATAGAATGGCAAATAAGGCCATTTTTAGGCTTATAGTAAGGCGATATATTTTTTTGAGTGGTGTTACATAGGCAAAATTTTGAAGGGCTGTAAAGGGCTTAAAATAGGGCAAATTTAGGGCTGTATTTTTTGCAAGTTATAGGCCATGCAGTCTAGCCCGTATTCAATTGAATAACCTATCTTAAATAAGTCTCTTTCAAGCTGTATTAAGTTAGCGTACGTTTGTTCCTTTGTAATGTAGGCAAAAAGTAAAGCCCGCAATTTAGCGGGCCATTGTTCAGGATATTCGAATAAATCCAT